ACCCAGCCGATAAACGGGCGCCAGCCAGCGACAAAAAGTTTCTTGCTCTTTGCCTCTTCCCGGTTGACTTCATTTTGAGCTTTGAGGATTTGCGATTCTATCTCTTTTGCTTTCAGCTCGAGTTCTGCCTTCTTTTCGGCCGATATATCGCCGGTAATGGCCGAGCGCAGGTCCTTTGCAAGACTGCCGGCTCCCTCGAGCGTTCCTTGCACGGCTTTGCCGGCGCCGCCACCGAGCCAGTCAAATAGTCCCATTATTGTTTCTCCTTCTTATCATCGAGTTCCGGGCGGTAGTTTTTTCCCACCACCCCCTTCTGGCTGACATTCGCCGCGGAGTAGCCTCCGAATACCAGCGTCACAATCCCGAGGCCTTGGCCGAGGATGCCGGATGCTCCGGGCATGCCGGACCACCAGCCGACCATCGCGCCGGCGGCAATCACCGTTCCGAGAATCATTCCCCAGAGTGCCAGCTTCCACTTGCGTTCTTTTCGGCTCATGCTATCCTCCGAAAAATCCGCTTACTTCGCAGCTCCCCATCGCGGACCGTTCTGGACTCTCCCCAGGGATCAAGGGTCACGATGCCAGTGCCGTTTCCGGCGGTGAAATGATGCGTCCCCCAGCGCTCAGAGAACCACAGCAGCGCCTCGTATTCATCGGGGGCGCACTGATAATCCGGTGGGAACTTGTGTCCGTTCGGTCCATCGATGCGAAGCTGTAGCGGGGTGTCGAAGTCGTCGAAAATTGCGTTGGTGTTTCTCACGTAACAGTCCGGGTCTATCCAGCCGCGATCTATCGCCCGGGAGATCCACTCGTTTATTTCCTTCGGGTCCATCGGATAGTTGGTGAGCATATTGATATACCAGAGATGCACTTCAAGGTAGCACCCTTCATCCCGATACGGCTCGATAAATCGCTGGTCTCGCTGCAGAATCATCCTACCACCTCCCCAAGCCATTGCAGCCAAGATGGAGCAGCGGCCACAGCACCGACGACCAGGCCATAGACCACAAGGCGCTTGTCGATTTTGTCCTTCTTCTCTTTCTTCTCTTCTTCTTCTTTCTCCTGAAGCCACTGCACAGTCGGACACGTAGAGAAGCGCGTGTCGTAGAACCTTTGCATGGACGTCTTCAGCTCATGCACATCTTTCCGGGTCTCCTTCACTTGCTCTGCCAACCCTTCACCGTTCGACCCGATTATGATCATCCAGAGTTGGTCAGTCTGTTCTTTCTGCGTGCGCGGCTTCTCTATCTGCGCCATACTACTCTCCGATAATACCTTCCGCCTCACTCACTGACATCCCGATCCGGTCAAGCATATTCCCAGGTAGCGGCCCCCACTCCTCCTGATACCAGTCAGCTACGCTCTCCTCGTCGCTCTTGTCTACTACGCGGTGCGTACTATCTGTAGAGCCGTCCCCCTCAGACTCGAGTGATGCGGTGACATGCCAACCTTCGCGCCCATCAATAGCCGCCTGCAGCAGCACTTTTGTGCGGTCAGAGTCGATATCAAGTGCGGTGTACACGTCTTCTTTCGTGTTGATATGTTTCGGAAATCCTCTCATCTCTATCTCTCTCCTATGTAAAAGTATAGTACCTGTCGATTTTTTGGATCTTGGTCGCGAACGGTAGATATTCGCGGTACTTCTCAATCTGACCTATAAGCACTTCTGAGCCGGTAAACAGCACATTCGGCTTCTCGCTACCTTCCTGCTCAAACTGCAGTGTCATATAGCGCTTGCGCCCGGTCTCCTCTTTGTACTTGCTTTCTTTCACTCGGGCATCTGTGACGGTGATCTCCAAGTTGATTACATCATCAATGCGCTTTTTATCTCCCTCGAGTGGCTTGCTATCTGTTGCGAACTCACTGAATCTACGCACAGCACCCATTTACTTCCTCCTCCAGCTGGTTAAGGTGTAGAGATACTGACAGGTTGTGAGTGTTCGCCCACTGAATCCATCCTTTCGTCGATGCAATGACAGATCGTGCGCTCTCCGCAGATATTTTTCCGGTTTTCAGCAAGTAAGGTAGTGATTTGATCTTCTTTTTCACCCGCTTTGCCGTACTTTTCCTCAGCAGTATTTTGCGGGGAAAATGCCGATATCCGACAAAATCAAGACCCTGGGAAACGGGGAACACCTTGTCTTTGGACATAGTGAGGTCAAGCTGCTCAGACAGGAAGGATCGGATGGTGCAGCGATATTCATGCAGCTTTCTCTTATGGTCGCCGAAAATCACAAAGTCATCGTTGTACCGGATATAGTCCTTCACGCCCAGTTGGTGCTTTACGAACATATCGAGCTCGTTCAAGTATAGATTGCCGAGCCATTGGGAGGTGTAGTTACCAATCGGTACATTCTTTCCCCCGGGAATAGAGTAGATGATATCCTCGAGGAGCCATAGCACATGCGGATCCTTGATTTTCCGCTTTACTACTTCCATGAGGATATCGTGGTTGATCGAGGGGTAGAACTTCTTCACATCTGCCTGCAGACAATAACGATGCCGGCGCACCCACTCAGCAGCCTTTCGGCTGGCCGCGTGTTGACCCTTCCCCTGACGACAAGCGTAGCTATCCTCGATCATGAGGGCATTCCATATCGGCTCGAGCACATTCATCACTGCATGCTGCACGATTCTGTCCGGCGCGAATGGCAGCACATAGATCGTACGCTGCTTCGGTTCGTACACTTCTTTGACTCGATATTCACTCGTCGTGAAGGTCTTATTGATCAAGGACTGCCTGATTCGCTCAAGGTTGCCATCAAGGTCCTTTTCGAAGTTCTTCACCTTGTACTGCCATCCCTTGCCTTTTCGCGCCCTCCGGTATGCACGCATCATGTTTTCAGTGGTGATGATCTGCTCCCAGAGGTTTCCGTGTCGCTTCATAAAATACCTCGCCTGAGTTTCGGAGGCCCTACTACCCAGGCAAGGCCCCTGTTGTATATTCGGCACTCCGGCCAGGCCGATATGCTCAGCCGTAGGGTTAGCTCGTAGCGTGACCCCCGTATCCGCGACGCCCTGCCTGCTGATATTCGAATTCAGATTCAACGTGGGATTATTCCAATTCGACCTGCGTGAGCCGCATTTCGACCTGTTGTCCCAATTGCTGCTGAAGTGAGGGCGAAATAGCATATCAGCCTTAAAATCCATAATTATAATCCTCGTCCTACTACCTGCGGCCCAACGGCTCCGCGACGCCCCGCCCGCCGACATTCGAAAGCAGACTCAACGCGGGATTACGCCAATCCGACCTGCGCGAGCCGCACTTCGACCCGCCGACCCAATCGCCGCCGAAGCGAGCGCGGTTAGGAGCCTCATAGTGCTGGCCTGCCACGTTGGAGTCATTGCCATCGTAGGCGTTGGCCCAGCTTGATCCCACATCGTTGGTTGCTCCCGCCTCTCGACCCCACTGCCAGAGCACGCCGGTAGCATCCTCTACTCCTATAAGGGAGACAATGCGCTTTCCATCGGTGGCGCTGTGTCCTCCCGTGGTGCCCGAATCTGCACTGCCGGAAATATTTACCCCCTGCGGAGATCCGAGCGAAAAGCTGACAAACTCGTCCTGCCGGGGTAGCAGCTTCCGCGCACGAGCGAACATCTGCTGAAGGCGATACTGGTGCCAGCCATTCCCGCCGTCTGCGGTCGTGGCGTTATAGATACTCTTGAGGTTGCCGCTGCTCGCGCTTGCCAGGTAGATATCTACCCACACGTCTGAGCCGGGGTCGTAGACCATTCCCTCGGGGCTGCTCACCGGGCGATGGAGCAAGTCCCAGAGGGAGAAGGGCAGCACATCACCCTGCGCGTATCCCTCTAGCCAATGCTGCGTGCCGCTGATCGAGTGTGACTCATAAGCCATATCCACCAGAGCAATATCGTCGGTGCTGTTGACGTAGCCATACGTGGAGGTGCCGATGTCGGCGCACAGGCAATGGAAGCCGCCGATTTTTCGGCTCGTGTCTGCGGTATAGCCGGATGGCACCGTTGCATTAGCGCTGAGAACGATATCCGCCGCGTACCCACTCGACGGCACCCCGGCGTAGATATAGAAGTCCTTCCCTGCGCGATTTCCAGGGGTCTGGTACTGCGTGTCGTCCCACGCGCCTGTGGTGTCAAGGTCGAAGTCTCCACCGGAGAAATAATAGCCCTCTCCGTTGATCTCGACGTAGAGAATCTGCATGACGATGGTCGTCCGTGCCGTGTTGCTCTTTGCCAGGGGGCGGCTGCTGCGCTTGTAGAATTGCGTGTTCTGCGCTACTCCGAACAGCGCCGCCCATTTGAAATTCTCGTGCACTTCCTGCGCAGTGAGCTTGCGCCCGAGATTCGTTCCCCATCCGTCTCCGTAGTCCTGCGGGGTTTTCAGTCCTGATTTATCGTATCCCATTGTGTCCTCCTACCATGATAGTGATACTTCCCAAGTGTTTGGAGAAGTATAATTATCTATACTCCATGTAGTTGCATATCCCTGATTGTCATATGATGTTTCTCCGGGACTGTATGCGCGCAGTTCTGCATAATACAGGGTGATAATGTCACTCGATGCTCTCTCTGCCAAGCTGATCACCCTCAAAGAAGACCACAAGCTACTTGGCTCTTTGGCCACACTACCCCACACCATCATTTTGTCCCCGACATTAGGAAGGTGCGGCGAAAGTGCATTGTAAATATCGTGATCATCATAGGTGCCGTGGAGTTGATGCGTTACATGTAATCCACTACGAAGAGTAGTTTTTCCTTGGACGTCAAGCGAATTATCTATTTCCACATCCCCACCGACAAGCAATCCACTTTTCGGGAATATCACCATCTTGTTGGCTGTGGAGACTGCCCCATATCCTGTTTCATCAACCGCGTGGTCCTGTAGCGTGGATGTAGAGAGCGCTGTTCCCGGTAGCACCATGAGCATGTCGATGATCGTCCCGAGCGCACTTGAGAAGTCGAATTGCACTGGAGCGGATATGTTCGGAAGACCATTGCCGAGGTTATAGACCTGATCATCATAGACGATGTAAAGAGAGGCACCATCGAAAGAGAGGCCAAGAAAGCTCCAGGCAAGCGTATTGATCGGCAGCTCCTCGTGCTGCCACTTTCCGGTGGAGTACATCGAAAGTTGCATCGTACCGGTGTAGTTGGTGATCGTGCGCTCGTAGTAGTCGTCGCAGTAGGTGTCCTCAGCGTAGATCCGCTCAAGGCGCAGTACTCCAAGACGTACTCCGGTATCCCCGGCCATGATCTCGGCGATCTGTTCCCACTCGGTAATCGATTCGCTGGCCATGCGCAGCCACCACTCTACCGTCCACGCATCGCCAAGCGTAAGCCACCCAGAGCGGGCCAGCTGTGCACCTGCCGATCCGTCGCCAGTGATTGCGTGCTCACCGTAGCGGCAGATCGTGGTGTAGTCCAGGCCGGTCTTGGTGTCCCAAGAATCTACGCCCTGCAGGTTGTCTGTGCTCTCCTCGAATGCGAATGCTTCCCCCCCGAAAGGCACAGCCCGGCCGGTGGCGTAGCCGGCAGAGAGGACGTCTTTGTAGGCGCCGGAGTAGAGGAGGAGTTGATTGTTTCCCCGGAGAGTGTGTGTCTTTATTCCAGAGGAGATGTCGATATTGAGCCGTTCAATCCACTGGGCGCCGTTCCACTCCTCGAGGAGTATCCCTCCCGCTTTATAGGAAGCTCGGCGGGATCCAACGACCGGCGTACCGGCGCTATCAGATACCACCAGTGCCTTCGCCTGGTCGATAGTGATGTACTCCTCTGGGCCTTCGTTCCCGGCCGCATCGACGGCCACTACGTAATAGGTGATGTTCTTGTAGGTGTCCTCGCTAATCGTGTACCAGGTGGCGCTGAGCCGGCCGATCAGGGTGGAAGAGGAGAAAGTATCCCCCTTATATACCTTGTACTCTACGATCGGGAGACTTCCGGTTGCCGGCTCCTCCCAGTAAATCCGTAAATTGTTATCTATGAGCTGGCCACCAAGGTTCTGCACCTTCCCGGGCTCGAGGATATCAAGAGTAAAGAGTGCCTCCGTGGTGCTGTAGTTGCCCGAGGTATCGACGGCTTTCACTCGGATCTGATAGGTCCCGGTCGCTTGCATATCCCAGAGGAAGTTCAGTGCATTCCCCGAGAACAGTACGGACCCGCTCGCCCAATCAGATCCTACCCGCACTTCGTACCGTGCGAGGTCGAGATCGGGAATGGCCTGCCAGGTGATCTCGATTCCGCCGGTGCGGACGGTGGCGGTCACCGATGGGACCTGAGAGGGCGGAGCCTCCTTCCCGACTACTGTGTGAGTGGTAGCCACCCAGGAGGATGTAGACCCGTCATCAGCAACACCCCGTACGTTGATATCGTAGGAGTTGCCGGCCTCTGCCGGAGTGATCGAGATATACCCGAGATCCACATCCTCAAGGATGTACTTCCAGGGCTCATCTGTGCTACTGAGCCGATATCGACATTCGAACTGAACCGCCGGCTTTTCTCCGAATCCCCAGGAGAGAGTGATCAGGATCCGGTTTTGCCAGGAGCCATCCGACTGGCGCACGAGCACCGTCCCGTCCGAGCGGACATTCTCGATCGTCGGCGCCAGGGGGGCGGTCGCCTCTGTCGTCGGGTCGGTAATCTGCGGGTCATAGGCGGGGATCGTACCGCTTTCAGCTTGGTAAATATCCGGGGCTGCGTCCTGGAGGATGAGCGTAGCGGTCAAATCCTCGTGGGGCTCAATGCCAATGAGTCGTAGCTCGACGCTCTCGGCATCACGCTCGCCGAACATGAGCAGATCTTCGACCTCCGGGGAGTTCCCACTGGTCCACGTCTCGATCGACAGCGTATTGGTATCGCCGACGACAGTCGAAACATCGGCAGTGATCGAGGTGCCGTCACTCTTGCGAATGCGGATCCCGTAGCTCTTGCCGGTCTCCATCGTGACCGTCTCATCGATCGTGATATCGGTCACATTCCCGCTGCCGTCGGTGGTGAGGGAGGTAATCCTTCCAACAGCCAGGCCCCATAGCGGCACATCATGCGTCACCCGGACGAGGTCGCCTGCAGTGCAGATGATGTGCTCGATGTCGGCTTTCAGCGTGTACTTCTCCGGACGCAGCCGCCCGGTTGCGAGTGCGTAGCGGCCGTGTTTCCAGGCGAGATCAGGATCAGTGATACCCGGGAACTTCGTCTCCTCGAACTTCGTGGCAGTGGTCTCGTCGTAGCCATCATCGTAGACAAACCGCTCGCTCTCCTGCCAGCCGAGGGTGGCGTCTATGAACTGCACCCGCAGCGCGTGCGGACGGTCGGGGAATTCCTTACTCGCGGAGAAATCCCAGCTGTTGCGCGGGGAGAAGTGCTGTACGGGGGTGCTCTGGGGGTGGTCGTAAATGACCGTGTACTTGCCATCACGCAGGCCGAAATAACCGTGGCCGGCGGCGGCGATCTGCTTGAGAATATCGCGCAGCGGCCGCCCACCGTCGATCACGCCGTTGTAGGTGTATCCCTGGCTGTCGCACCAGCCGTGAAACTCCTCGAACGACGGCCAGTCGATGTTTGCATCCGCCACTGGCCGATTGTTTGCGCCCCCCTGCAGAACCAGGAGCATGAGACTGGCGGGGTTACTCGTGGGCCCGTAGGACCAGGCGGAGGCCCCGCTGTTCGTCCCATCCCAGACCGGCGCGTGGCTCTCTGCGACCACGTTGAATTGGTCGACGATGCCATTGATCTGGTCTGTGGCGCGGATCCGCAGGCCCACGCGCACGAGTTTATCTCGCACGCTCGAGTCAATCGGGTCCTCAAAGATAATCGACTGGTAGGCATCGTAGTAGACGGTGTCGACAACCTGCGTGCTGCTGTTGTTGGCAGTGGTGCGCACTACCTTTACATCATAGGTACCGGCAGCCTTATCACAGGTCACGGCCCGGCGGATCGTCTCCGAGCTCTTGCCAGTGAGTGTGACCGTCTGCTCGAGCGCATACGTACCGCCGCTCGGGCGGATGTAGATCTCGACATTTACGCTGACGCTGGACTTACTCCCGTCGTCGCTGAACTGCACGAGTCCCCGGGGGGCGGTCAGCATGACTACGATCCTCTCCGTGCCCGAGCGGGTAGTCCGCTCGACGGCCGTTCCCTGCTCGAGGCCGATCGACACGCTCTGGTGATCGACATTGTTGGTGTACAGAGATAACGGGGTGCTCCCGGAGGGGATCTCGTAGTCTACATCGCTGAAAGAGCCGATCGGGGTGTCGCCGATCTTCACGTCGGTGATCGTCATGGGTGCGAAGCCGAGCACGAATGCCTGGTGAAGATACTGATCGCTGCCATCGATCGTCACATAGGGAGGCGCGGCGAAGTACGGGGTGACCAGGTGCTTCCCCAGCACCAGAGGAATCGATCGCCAGGGGGCGGCCCGGTTCCGGGAGCCGCGGATCTGCGGCGCCGGCTCATCCTGCTCAAAGTCAGCTGCTGAGGTGTCGAGAAGCCCCGCGAGGTAGCTGTAGCCGGCGACTGCCATTCCCCCTACCATACCGGCTGCGCCGACGGCCATGAGCCCCCAGCCCAGCGGAGTAGCTCCGAGAACGACGCCGGCAGCGAAGGCGAGGAAAGACCATCCGGCGACCTTCCCCCCGGTCTGTTCCCCGGAGTCACCGCTTGGTACTACCCGCAGGAGTACCATCTCACCGTCTGGCGGGATCACATGAAAGCGTTCGCGGGGGATCGGCTCATCGTCGATCAGCACCCGCACATATTCGGGGGATACTCCGGGGAGGACCTCTTCGATGATCGCATCGATTGGCTTCGGCTCCACCTCTCGTTCGATGCGGTCGGTTGTAAAGGGGTTCGGATTGGCGAGGACTTTACACGACACGGTAGTACCCCTCTATCTTTCCCCGGATATGCGGACCGTCCACACGCTCACAGACGACTCCTATTGCTCTGCGGGCGTGCAGCACCATACCGCCCCCAACGTAGACCCCGGTGTGAACCGGGTGGCCGGAGAAACGGATGAGCGTGATATCCCCGTCGACTGGCTCAGGTACAGCCCGAGCACCAATCTGCGGGCGGGTAACATCGACCAGGTAGGACACACTCGACCTGTCGTCGGCATCCCGATAGCCGCCAGTGAGGGAGGGTAGCCGGCGGCCGTAGTGCCTCTCCTGTACCGTCATCACCAGCCCCCAGCAGTCCAGGCCCTCCTCGGGATCCCGACCGTGATCGAGGAACGGAATGCCGATGTACTGCGCTACCCACTCATGCATCAGAACAGCCCTGGAAATAGTCTCGGTGAGAACTTCAGCGATGGTATATTCATGAACAGCCGATCTTCGTACACCAGCTCTCCCGAAACCTGATAAGCGGTGTAACTCGTGCCTTTAAGAGAAAAGACGAAGGGGCCAGCTTCGACGGTATCGGGAGTCGCGGCGAGCACAACCTTGTAGGTAACGGTCGCCGGTGATGTAATAGTGCGAATTGCCTCGATCACTGTTCTGTCTACCGCATCGATCGTAAGAGATGCCCGTGTTATCTCTGACTGCTTCTCCCCGGGCGGTTTTATCTTGAACGGGAACGCATTGTACGTATTCCCGCCGTGCACTATCGCCTCCGTGTTGTTTACCACTCGAATAGGAGAAGACATGTCGACGTGGCTAATCTCAAGAAGCTCAAGGAATACCTCGCCGGTCTCTTGGCTGTACATTGCTTCACGAGCGCGGAGGCTCATATTACGGCTCATGGTACCTCCTCAAGCTTCATGGTTACTTGCACGTCTTCTCCGTCAGTCGGTGCAGTAGAAGGCGGCTCTATGAAGCGGAAGTTCATCGTGGTGCCGGTGCGAGGATGCTGCCACTCGAACTTTAGAGCACCTCCTGCGAGGGTGGAGTGGTAGAACGTATCGAGGTCGGCGTATTGGGTCTTGCTCATGTACTGGACTACTTGAAAGTCGGTGATCGGAGTGGTGAACCGGCGCCGTACCTTCGCCGGGCCCGTGTCCATCTTCGACCGGATCACCTGGCTACGGGGCTTCTCCTGGTATCCTTCCTGTTCTACCTTCTGCGGTAGACTACTCGGCCATACTGGTGTACTCATGAGCTCCACCCCTTTCTCTGTACGCCGAAAGAACTCGACATGACATCATCGAGGTCTCCGTTGGAGATCTGTTTTTTAACCGTATTGCCAACGATCACCTCAATCTGCCGCTCACCATTCGGGCCACGGCTTTCACGCTGCTGCGCCGGCTGACCGCTGTTGTTGATTACATTAACCGTCACCCCGGCACCGGAGGATTGAACACCTAGCTTGCCATTGGCTCCCCTGGAGAGGGGGAGGATCGCCTCCGGGCCTTCCTCGCCCATGAGGCCGACACCGCCGCGTGCCATGGGGAATATCTGAGGACGTGTGACAACCCCGCCACTTGCATATGGAACTACTTCGCCGTCGGAGAAGACGTTACCGTTGGCATTTGCCGTGCTGTTCTGGCTCTCGTAGTAACTGGACGCCCCTGCTCCGAGCGCCACAAGGCCCGATGCGCCGACCAGCGCAAGGCCTACATGCCACTGTCCTACTGCGATCAACTGAAGACCAGCCGATAGCAATAGCTGTGGCAGGACCTGGAGAATATCATTTGCAACCGACAGCATGGCATCGCCGAAGCTCATCGTCCCCTCAGAAGCGTTCGCCAGTGAAGAGCCTATCTCGGTAAGGGTATCTACGTAGGACTGGAGCGCTGCATCACGGACACCCTCGCCAATGGTCTCGAATGCCGCATTGAGATTCCAAAGCATTGACTGTGCCTCGGGGTATTTCTCTTTGAGCTGCTCGAGAGCTGCCGCGTATTGCTCGGTGCTCAACCACGGCTTGAGCTGCTCGAGGTCCTGCAGCTCTCTGTTGTACTTCTCTTGAGCGGGAGCGAGATCAGCTGATAGGGTCCGGGCTTCCTCTCTCAAGCTGGAGAGGTAGTCGTCGATCTTTTCTGAGTCTCGTGAAGAGAAAATCCCACCTGTGCCCTTGTCTACATCTGCCCTGCTCAGCCCATCGAGCAACTTCAGGAGGTTCTTGATCGTATTGTCGTCGGCAAAGAAGCGCCCCCCGGCCTCGTCTGGATCCAGCGAGAGCAAGTTGGAGATGACCTCCTTGACGACATTCGATTTCTCTTCGGCCGCGTTGTAGTCCCAGC